ATTTTAGATTCATCTTCTATAATTTGGCTAAAGAAAATATGACCAGACATTGTTTCTTGTGGAGGACCACCAAAGAAAGCTCTACCAGCAAAGAAAGCAACAGATTCAGGACGAGTTGTTGTTGTTTCTACAGATATACCTGCTACCCCAGAAACACTAGACCTGTCTTTATTAAAAGGATCAAGAATAAAATGCCCTCTAGGTGCTAATGTATTACCAAAAAATATTTTAGTAAGTTCAGCAGGGTCAAAGTTATCACTACTGTCTTTAGCTACCCACCATTGTTTATTATTTCCAGGGTATTTACTTTGACTAGAGTAGTAAGTTGTAATAGGATTTGTTACAGACCCACCTGGGCTAACCCATCCTTGGTTTCTAAGGTTATAATTATGTGAAGTACTTAAACTAGTAGGTTCTTCATCGATATCAAGGGCAGGACTTTCTGTTACTCCATCAAAATCCCTAATTTTTAAACCAATTTCAGTATTAGTGATAGAATCCCCACTGGAATTGTAAGTAACATAAAAGGGTTTTAGTTTTTTAGAGGTAATAAAAAGAAAACCTTTACCAAAAGCTACACTAACTAGTTCTGAACCTACATCTGTAGCAGATGGTGCAGCAAAAGAAGCTAGATTTGTTGTAAAACTTTTTAAATTCCCAGATATAGGAGTACTTCCAAGATCATAGTAGTATAGTAAAGTATCTACTTGTACTACTAAAAACTTTTTATCTCCATCTCCACCTACTTCACCCCATTCAAAACATCCTACAGCTTTAGTTTGCCATTTACTTTCGGCTAAACTTTTAGAAGTAAGAGCAGCAGAAGATTCATAGTCTATACCAAGTCTTCTACGAATATCCCCCTTTTTATCAAAGATACAATTAGACGTATCTGTGACTCCATTCTCAGGGAATGTTAAAGGAGTAGCTTCTGTGACAAGGCCACCTACAAAACTATTATAAACTTTTAGGCTGTTGTTTCTTGGCATCTGATTTTAATTTTAACTCTGGTCTAGGGGATTTAGGGTCACGAGAAAATGTTGGTTGTTTCTTTATATAACAATCTCCTGCTGTTTGAACTTCTTTAAAACTAGTATATGATCCAGATAATTCATCAGGTAATTGCCCACCTTCTTTAAAATAGAAACAAAGAAAACCATAAGGGTTTTGTCTTTTTACTTGTAATGTTTTTCCTCTAGGCGTAGTCCACTCAAGATCTTCTACGGTTCGCTCTTCCATAATTATTCCTTCCATAAGTATTAAATGCAGATGCAGATACATTATGCCTATCACTTTGCCAACGTATCTTTTGTTTTAGTGCCATCTGTTCTGCTTTAGGGTTAGCCTGTTGGTTTAACTCTACGTGTGCAACAGATTTCACTTCATTCAATAGTAAAGGAAACAGGTTTACATCAAGGTCTGGTGTAAATGTATTAGACATAGTAAATGTTGGTTCTTGTATTGCCCATACAATAAACTTACTTGATTGTAATGTACTGTCTACATCACTATCGTAAGAATCAAAGACTAAATATTCATCGTCAAAACTTGTATAATATTCTGGAGATTTATCATTTTGTATTAGTACTTCTCCCCCATCAATAGTAACAGTTACAATATTACTACCAGAAGAAGATCTTGATAAAGTCCTTTGTAAAAATACTTCTGGTTCGATATAGCTCATTATACTATAATCTTTATCTGTACCTCCAGATTTAATTGTATTATAACGAACCTCTTCTACTCTTTGTATCCCATCAGGAATTTTCATATGGGTAGGGGTAGCAGTAGCACCCAATGCAGTTAATGTAATAAGTTTTCTATGTTCGGGTATTTCAATATTATTAATTAAATCGTAGTATACGTCCCTAACAATATAAGCTACTTGTTCAGATTCTACTGTATCATCATAACTATTAACTGTATCACTATCCATAGATGATAATGTTCTTTGTACCATATCTAATAATGTAAGTTTAGGCATTGCCTTTTCCTATATGTGGGTGTGAACCATTGTGCATTTTACTTATTATTTGTATATCTCTTGTATTAACATCTGTACGAGCTTGTAAATCTTGTAACTCTCTATTATGTTTTTCTAAATTATCGGGGGATAGGATACTACCTAAGACTTTTACTTGGTGATGTATAACAGCAGAAGCAGACTCTACATTATCTATACGCATATTAATATCTTCTAATTCTTTTTTTAAATTTTCAAGGTCTTTCATTACTCTTGCTAGGTTAGACTTGACCATTTGAAATGACCCTGCTAATGTAGCAACAACAAACAGGAATTGAATAGCTTCTCTACTACCTAACTCCATCTATTCCTCCATAGGTAGCATTTTCATAGGTCGGTAACTTCCATCCATTGTCTTATGCATTTCTAATTTGCCTTTCTTACAAACCCAACGTGGCCCTTGGTATACATCACTTTCTCTTTCTATCTTTCGTTTAACCTTTAAACAATCACTTAATGACTTACGTGGGGTAAACTCCATCACTGTACCACTTACACTTGCAATCATTTGTAATATAAACCCGGTAAATATTTCTATCATTTTCCATTAGTATATTTTAAGTTTCTTTGACTATCTTTAAGATCTTCAATATTACCCATAGCTTTCTCAACATCCTTTTGTAACCGTGATATATTGACAGCATTATGTGCCATAGATTCTATAGTTGTTTGTATCTTTTCTACTTGGCCAGAAAGATGTTCTATTAACATATACTGCTCTTTGTCTGTAGGACTTTGGGGGGTTTTTATACGGAACTCATTGTTCTTTTCTAAATCAGATTGCATTAATTGTGATTTAGTTTCTAGTTTATTTAATCGTTCTACTACACCAAAATATGCCCACGTTCCTACAGCTACTGCACTTACAATACTAATAAGATTACGTATTGGCATTGCTACTGATGTGGTTGAACTTACTTCTGTAGCCATTAAATACAGCCCTTACAAGCCCAACTAATGTACCAATACATTCCTAGGGCTACGCCTATAATTATTAATAGTTTACCAAATTCTTCTAAGGTTTTTTTAAGTTTCTTTTTATTTTCATAAGCCCTATCTTTAGCTTCTTCTGCTTGTCGTTTTAATCTTTCATCTCTTTCTTTAATACGTTCCTGTCTTGTTTTTATAATTGTAGCCCACGTATCTGCCCCAAAGCGTTTATTGAGCATCAAGGACATATTACGTATCTCTTTTTGTGCTTGTTTTTGCTCTATAATCTCAGCAGCTATCTCCTGTATACTAGTGCCATCCCCTTCTTCACCGCCAATTTTAGAACCTATAAATGTTTGCCACTTACCAGCAATACCTGACTTAGCTTTTTTCTTTTTAGCGGCAATCTTTTTATCAATATGTTCTTGCCCACTAAAAACATTATCTATATGATGGCTAATTTCATGTATATCTTGGCAAGTATGTATTACTTCCTTTATACCACTTACTGCACTTTTAACTAGTTGGATACCAACTAAAGTTTCCGCTACTACCATTTATTATACACCAAATTAACTAGGTTTATCAGGCCATGTTGGGTTATCGAGATCAGCGTCTTTAGTTATATCTCTTAGCTTTTGGCGATAAGTCTTCCATGCTGAAGTATCGGAGCCAGCATCTTCTAATGTCCAAATTGTATGGTCTGCTTCTTTTATTAAGGGGGATCTAATAGAACGTAATTTTTGTTTTTTCTGTTCTGTTTCTTCTGCTGTCTTAGCACTTGTATTAATAGCAACAGTCTTATTAGAAACATTAGGAATAAGATGCTGTATATCTGCATCAGGTTTCTCTACAGCATATACATTACTCAATCCTAATTCTGTAAGTTCTACAACTTTAGCATTGGCATCTGATTCAGCATCAAAGATATTATAACTGGTAATCTGATTATCTGAATTGACTTTGTTGACCGTTATCCACGCCATATTTTTCACCTATGTATGTTTGATTCCGTAAGTCGAAACACGACCATTGTCTATATTTCCAGAGCTAGCATATATACTAAATTGCGTTATCGTATACATTCCAACTGTAGAGCCAGACAGCCAGCCAGCATGATGCGCTCGTGACTGATCTTTTGCACAATGCGTACCGTGAAACATCGGGTCTACTGGCCCACTGCTAGTAGAAATATGCAGATAAATCACAGCCGAGTATCCCTCACCTGTAGATGATCCTACCCAATCCGTAGTATTCACGATTGGCACAAAACTATCTGAACTATCACTTATGTTTGATTCATTACCTGCCTGATCAATATTTGAATGTACCCAAGCATAGTCTGAGGCTCCTGTTTTTAACCCACCACTGTCGCCCAACCTCATTCTAAGTCCACGATTGTCAGTTTCGGGAACGAGATTAGCGATTGTTATACAATAAGTATTATATGTGGAATTATCTAAGCCTGTAACGGTTACGGCTGAAGTAGCTGATGTAACATTAGTCATGTCCACTAACGTCCATGCTCCACCTCCAGCAGCAGCCCAAGAGTTATCTCCTCTTAAAAAGGTTGAGCTTGAAGCTGTACCTGTAGCACTTAACTCGGCTACTCCTACAGCATCGTCAGCTAAATGCTCATTATCAATCGAAGCGGCAACATAATGCTCACTGTTAATTTGATCGTCAGCAATTTTAGCCGCTGTAATGGCATCTGCATCGATACCAGCCGTACCGACTAAACCTCTAGATGGTTGTACTCCTAAAAATGGCATGTCCTACTCCTTAATTAATCTGGTTTTGAAGGCCATGTTATGTCCTCCCATTTCGATGGGTCAGATACAGTTGAAGGAAGATCACGTAAATCTGTTCTGTATTTTTTTCGAGCATCCGACATAGTTAAGTCACTATTAGCCCACCAATCTGTTTCTGCTAATAAAGTATTTCTTTTGTTCCTAATTGCTAACCAATCCCTGTCAGTTTTTTTATCTGCCCATGCTTTTTCTTCTGCATCCCTTGCAGTTTCTTCCTCTGATGAAAAGGCTACATTGCCATCTGGAGTTGCGTGGTGTCTTGCCATTCTATCCTCCTAGCTCTTATTAATTCCGTACAAATAAAAATTTCCAGATGAGATATTTCCAGAACTAAATTGAAATTTAATTGCAGTAATGGCAGTAGAACTTCTTATCTGACCACCCCCTGTACTCACGTATATTCCTTGCCCACTAGCAGCTTGCGTGTGAACAGTTCTTATAAAGAACTTTTTCCAATTATCAGTCGCTCCCGGAGCACGTAAAATGAATTCCACGTCCATCATTTCGTAAGTCGCATTTCCAGCCATCTCACCAGAACCGCTGTCCTTGTGAAATCCGATTCGACCTAAAGTACTCCCGTTATCAGCACCCGAAGTGCCTCCTTGATTAGCTCCATCGATTCGCCAATCGTATTCGTTTGTCGTTAAATAAGATGGCCCACTTGTTCCTGCTACAGCATAAAAATATACGTCATCACTTGCCGAATGGATATTTACCCCTTTAATAATATATTCTTCATAAGTCGTATCAATTCCAGAAGTAAAAGCTACAGTTGCAGAATCACTTGCAGTCACACTAGAGATAAAGGTCATAGACCCTCCACCAGCAGCAGCAAATACTGGAACAGATCCAGCCCCTTGTGATTTTAAAAAGTGTCCAGAAGTCCCAGCACCTACAGTTGTTGGGTTGCCAGAAGCATCCCACGTAATTAACTCGCCATCCGTACCAGCCTTGAGTTCTGCAAGGCCAATAGCATCATTAGCCATCTTGGCTTCTGTGACGATGTCATCTGCAAGATCGCCTGTCGTTAAAGCTGTTTCGGCTGGCTGTGATCCAAGGAATGGCATTATGTTATCTCCATAAAGCTGAGTGAAATATCAATATAATCATTAGCCGCAGCTTGAGCCGTTATACTATCTGTTGTTTGTAATACTATCTTCTGTCCAGCAAAAACCTCTAGCGTAGACTTTGCAGGAATTTCTGTATCTTTCAGAAGGTAGACGTTAGCATTTGTATTCGGGTTACTTCCTGCTGTATCCGACACCAGAATTACATCAATGTCTGTGGCCGCACTGTGGCGGTTACAGATTGTCATGCCCAGTATTACAGTTGTCGTACTACCGGGTACTGTATAAATAGTATCCGCTGAACTGTGATCTACGGATGCCCGTGTTGCTACTTTAAATGTGTTTGCCATAATTGCTCCTTCGGGATACTTCCCCCATTGTTAAATCATCCTAATGCGATACTCAAAGCTACTGCCGTTGCTTCACTTACTTCACCATCTGACCCTGCTGCTCCAGTATCCCCTTTATCCCCTGTCCTAGAAAAAGATAAATGTACTGCATCTCCATCTGAAATAGTCCCTGCACTTACGACATGGGTACAAGCTACTTTAGAATACGTAGACGCAGAGGTAACTGAACCAGTTACGTTATATACATGATAATTTTCTGGGGCTAATTGTTTTTTAATAGAGATCCTACCTTTAACAGAACTTCCAGAATCATCAAAAGAATCTACAAAACTATTTATATTGGCAGCATTACTATCAACATCATCTATATAAACAACTGTAGCTGAAGAAGCTGTTCCATGATTAAGCCAAACTTTACCTGCACCCTGATCGGTATCTGTTGTAGTTGATTCAAAAGCTAATTCAATTCCTTCACCAGAACCAGTTGCACCAGTAGACCCGGTATCTCCTGTAGCCCCGGTATTTCCTGTCCTAATAAAATTAACTGTTACTGGATCTCCATCAGCTAACGTACCTGCTCCAATCATATAATTTACAGGTATCTTAGTATACCCACTAGCATCTGTAACTGCACCATCTATTTCAAATACAGCATAGTTTACTGCTGATGCTTTCTGTATAACATAGATATAACCTCTGCTTGCAGTTGTAGTAGAGTTATCCCATGTCTGTACAAAGGTAGCTATGTTAGCAGAGTTTGTATCTACATCATCCATATATAGAATTGTAGCAGAAGCGATAGCTGCATTAAACCAAACTTTCCCATTCCCTTGATCTGAGTCTGTTGTAGTTGTTTCCATAGTCATACTTAAACCTGGAACCTGTCCAGTAGCAGCCGTTAACTGTGAAAGATTTACTCCATCTGCGGCAGATGTCCCAGCAGCAACATTAAGTATTTTGTTACTATTCATATCTAAACTAGCAGTCATGGTATTTGTAGCAGTACCATCCCTGCTAAGAGTATTTTCCATTGCAGTTTCTACTAATGCAAAGTTTGCATTAAGAGTATTAACAGAAGAAGTTTCGTTAGAAGATAATGAGGTAAGATCAGTAGTTGTTAATTTTGGCATTAGCTCACATCCAATTCAAAAGTTATTGTACCCCTACAAGCTGTAGAGCTTGCCCCATCGGTAATAATTTCTATAGCTTGTCCTGCTGTTAAAGTCTTTTGACCGCTAGGAGTAGAGCTATCTACTGTACCAGCAGCAGATCCAGAGTGAGCTATTGTTATAGCTCCGTTAGTTACAGCAGTTCCAGCAATTTCAAAAGTTAATCCACAGTTAGCAGATGTAATAGCATTATTAATTGTTGAATAAATTTTAGCTATATCCCCTGCAATTGGGGTAACAACAAAGTGTGAACCTGCTGTTGAAATATCAGGTATTGTATAAGTCAGATATATTTTGTTTAAATCTTTAATACTAGAAGTATTAATTGCATCTTTATCTACTTTCTCCCATGTACCAGAACCAGAACCATTAGCAACATATACTGTATTAGCAGACGCAGCGGCTACCCCTTTAGGTTCATGTAGAGAAACTCCAGTTAAATCCTTGTGGTTTACAGTCATTGTCCTAATCCAGAAAAGTTAGAAAGAGAGTAAGGGAGAGTTATAGTAAAACTCTCCCTCACTTTGTAATTAAGTTAGTTTTGATCTCTGTACTTAATTACAAGCTCGGCTACACCAGCAGTAAAAGCAGCCGTAGCATACTTGGCTGATACATACACTGGTCGATCACCTGTTCCTGCTATCGCTGCCGCAGCTGATCCAACTAATGCACCATCACATGCTACATGATCCCCGATAGCATCAATAGCAGTAAGAGCTATTGTAGCATCGATACCATCAGCATCAAGTACTGAAAACGTACCATCCCCATCATCGTGCATAAGGCCAATAGTCAGAGTGGCAGAACCACCAGACGTAAAGGCAGTAGTAACATACAACGTAGCTGAGATGATATGTGCTCCATCAGGAATACCTACTGATGGATGAGTTTCAAGGACAGCATCAGAAGAAGTTAAGTCAGTACCAGTAATAGTAAATACTGCTTGCTTCTCATCGCCCATCGTGGACAGATGCCCTTGTTTTACGGCAGCTCCCTTCTCTAGTCCAAATCGGACATTAAGACCATCGCTGTTTGTCCAAAATTCATTTGCTCCCATTTTAAAACCCTCCTTTAAACTTGGTCGGTGTCACTGAGGACACAAACAAGATTTTCAGGACGATACAGTTTTACGCCATATCGGGCAGTAGTAACATACTCTTCACGTTGGAAGTCTTTGTTATACTCCGAGTCTACTTGAGGCATTTGCCGCCAAGCACCTACAAATGGTAGGACATCTGAAGAAGCTGAGAAAAACATATTAGCTTTACCAGCAGCAGTTGTAACCGAATCAACAGTTTCGTTTGCATCTGCTAAGTAGTTACTGGTATATACATCAAAGCCATATACATTTTTAATGAACTTCATTCCAGTAGCGATCCCTGAACTTACAATGCCTTCCCAACGTGGGTTATTACTTACGTTAGTCAAGTTCGACAAAGTATTAATAGTATACTCTACCGAAGGATCAACGATAGCAATAAGATCCGTATCAGGTACGTTAGCCTTTTTAAGGGAGTAACGTGCCTTTGCAAAGTCAGCAATAGTAAAAACTTCATTTGTACCTGAAGCAACAAAACGGTGTGGTGCACCATTAATGTTGTTCAAGTTTGAAGCAGTCTGTTCAGACTCTAGTCCAAGTATTTTCGTTTCTACAGCTTCTAGGATTGCCCTAGCCTGTTTAGGAACGAAAGCTGAAACAAGCTGGTTCATATAAAACGAATCCTGCTTGTTCTTGTTTGTGATGTAGTGTCCCGAAGATTTGTACTGATCGATTGTAAACTGAAATTCACCAGTGTCAAGGGCACGATATTTGACTGCCGTATCTTCTACGTAGTCATCTACTTGTGCTTGACCAATCGAAGGAATCGTAAAAGTTGTACCATCGGGAAATTCGGACATCCAATTGACGTACTGTTGTGCCTGAAGTTCATCTTCAAGCACTTCTTTCAATTGGCTTGACCATACCTCAGAGCGTATTAGATGCTCTGAATTTCCTGTAATCATAGCCATTTAAGATTTCTCCTATTAGTTAGAATTATAAAACCCTTCCGGGCCTTTCTCTTTTCTCATTTTAAAAATCTGATTCTGTACTTCAGGACTGAAATACTTTCTAGGATTACTTTTACGTAATGCCTCAAAAGATTGCCAAGTACCTTCTGCAATTGTAGAACCAGCGTTTACTTCTTTAACAGCTTCAGTATTTGTCGTACTTACTGTTGTGTTTGGAATTGTCGATTCCGATTTTTGAGATATACCTAGAGTATTAAAAAAAGCATCAGGACTTTTTGCAGCAACACTAGCTAAGAAGTCAACAGACAAATTTAATTCTTGAGCTTTTCTATCAAGAACATCTCTGGCTTTTTCTTCACCATAGATTTTTTTCATTTGGTTATCAACTCTTTGTATATTAGCAGTAGCCTCTTTTTCACTTTCTCTTTGCTCTAAAGTACTAGAGACAAGCTTGGATAAAGCTTCTTCATCTAACTTAGGAGTGGTGTTCTCCCTAGAAATTTGATTTGCTTTTAATGTTTCCTCACGTTCTCTCTTAATTTCCGAGAGTACATCTTCAGCATTTAATCTTTTGTCAAGTTCTGACCGAAGTTCCTGGTTCTCAGTTTTTAACTGTTCTATAAAGTTGTCAGCATTAGAATACGCTTTAGCTAAAGATTCATTATTTTCGTACTTCTTTCCCTCCCCTACTAAAGTAGTTAAGTGTTCATTACTGATAACTGGTTTAGATTCCTCTTGTTGTGATTGTGAAGTTTCGTTTTCTTTAAAGATATTTTCTTCAGCCATTTGATCGTATCCCTTTCTTTAAGTCTGTCAACTTTAAGATTTCCCGGTACGCACGTAGTTGTCCTATGCGATCCGCTTGTTTAAATGCCCAAGAAGCTGTCGTATAATCTTCAGCACTTGGGCATTGTAGTTCTAAAACCTTTTGATTAACAATGTCTGTTAACCTTTCTAAAAGGTTTATAGAATTCTTAATATATCCTTCAAAATCTTTTTTGTCTTTTTCATCCTTTAAATGAGAAGACCATTTTGAATTTATTTTAGTCATATATTACTATTATACCATAATTTTTAAAATTTGTCAAACACCTTCTATTACAGCTTCTTCTGGGATTTCTTCTGTCCCTGGAATTTCTTCTTCTTCCACAACTTGTTCTGTTAATGTATCTTCTTGATTAAATTCTGCTTGACCAGCATTAAGTAATCTTTGTGTTTCCATTTGTTCAGCTATCCTAATATTTGGTTGGACAAGTTGAAACTTTTCTATGTCTAAGAGTTCTTCAACTACTTTAGCTACCTGTACCCCAGAGATATGTACATTAACTGAGGGGTCTTGCCCTACAGCAGAGTTTAATAAGTTAAGTACATTTTGGAATTGGTTAGCTTTAGAAGCAAAGTGCCTAGCTCCCATAGGTCTAATCTTACCTCTGGCTGCTAAGTCTTCAGGGGTTATTGTTTCAAATAAAGCTACACCATATTCATCATCAACAACCCTAACGATATCACTTACATCCATATTCCGTCTAGCTAACTCAAGCATATCATTTAACAAAGGTTCAAGAAAGTTTCTTTCAAAGTATGCAACTTTATTTTGGAATACCCTTGATGCTGCGTTATCTAACGTCTGTACTTCAAATGCAGTCTTTTCCCCTGGTGTCCGTATACCCATTGCTTGTCTAGGAGCACCAGCCATTTCTTCCATCTTGTTTTCTAAAAGCTGTATCTGCATATCAGCATTAAGAGCCGTAGTATCTGGACGCATAAAGTCTACGTCACCATCTTCACCAACATAAACTTTTTCACCTGGACCATAATTAAAATCTTCTACAAACCCTTTGACTTTTACTACAGGATGTGCTATAAGGTCAAAGACATCTGCCTTTAAATTTTCTAAATGGTCTATCCTATACTGCATACCTACAAGGTTATCCAATGGTCCCATTGCCATTAAGTTATCAGGACGTAATCTCCACCCTGCATGACGTATAGAGTTACCTCTCCAAGATGGGTTAGGTATTTTACGTATAACATGGGTACGATCTACTATAGTTATGATATGGTTTTTTAATAAAGTATTTGTAGCTACATCAAAGATATCACCATGTAACTCTATTAATTCTACGTACCCTGATTGGTAATAATCGAGGATACTCCCGAAACCATCTATTTGATAACCATCTGTTTTATGAATATCATTAGATGTTAAACCAGCTACAGCCTTACGGATGTTAGTAATTTTTTCAAATACTTTTTCTAGATATCCTTGTTCAGGATGATCCTGTATATCTGCAGCAACTTCCCCTAAAGATTTAATAGACCTGATAATCTTAGGGGTTAATTCAAAATTTTCTGCTGTTGGGTTGATAACTATATCGTATGGGGATATCCTAGAAATCTTTGGACCTATATAACCAGGGTAGACTTCCCCTGTTTCTTCGTCTTGCCTAACCTCATTAATATACTCTGTAGTAGCAAAAACATTTCCGTAGTCTATAAAATCATATACAAGTCTACTCACATCGTTAATAAAATTACTTTGACGTAATTTATTTTTCATATAAGCTGTGATTACTTTCCTTTTTTCTTCTGCTTCGGAGTCTTCGTCATCCCCTTCCCATAACATCCAATCTTCATTAGGAAATAATGCAGCCATATAATTAGCATGTAAGTTATCCCTGATCTGTGTTAACTTAGGAATTGTTGTTGAGTTCTTCCAAGGTAAAGAAGAGTTAGTTGTTTTAGTTGTATCTGTAGCAAAAATATAATTACGTAACTCTTTCTTTTCTTCTACCCAAGTATCCCGGTATCTATCGTAGTCACGATAACGTGTAACAATAGCTTTAGCTAAACTATCAGGAGTTCCAATGTACTCTTCAAAATCTAAAGTTCTACCAGCCATTTAGAATACTCCAAAAGTAGGGGAGTCTTCAATAGGATCAGATTGGTAATCATAACCATTTCCTGTCTGTGATTCTTGATTTCTATTTTTTTCTCTTCTTAATCTATCATTTCCTTCTGAACCTATTACTGTCGGTGTATTTTTAGATCCACTTATTGTTTCCTTTGATGCAGTAACAAAAGCTTTAGCTTCAGTTGCTTTATTAATTGATCTTGCTCTTTGTTCAGCAACAACACCTCTTCTTGCTCCTAAAGAAATTAATGTTTGTACATCTGTATCTTTAGCCATCTCTTCTTCTGTTCTCATTGCTTTGTCTATTGCTGTTAGTCTATTTTGTGCTTCAGCTTGTACCGCAGAAATCTGTTTAGTTGATGATACATTTATTCCAGCAGCTACCCCACCACCAGGAACTACCCCTGCAGCAATCAACCCTGTTGTTGTAGTTGGGTCAAAAAAACTTGTTAAACTTTTTGCTGTTCTACTTTCACTTATTGATCGACTTAATTGTGTAGCTGTCATATAACTAGGGTCAGTATTTACTGATGCTGATTTTATTCCAGTGTCATCCCCTGCTTGAGGAGTTAGTTTAACTTTAGCTAATGGCCCTTTAGCGTTTTTTTCATCCCTAAGATTTGTTGTAGGGGTAATCTCCCCTACCCTTCTTGGTGGATTTAAATACCTATTTGTTGTACTTGGCCCAACTTTTTCTACTTCATACCCTCTGTTTACAAGTGAAAATCTACTAGCCATATCTTGAAGCCACCCCTCCAAATCTAGAATGATAAACAATATTATTTCCTTGTCTGGATAATACACCTGATGCTGTAGGTATCTTTGCGATTTCCACCGCAGAAGCTAAAGCATCTTTTATATCATCATGAGAAGGATGTACCTGTATTAACTCATCTTCTAACAACTGGCAGTTACCCCCTTGGTAATGCCACATCGATAAGTTTTCGTATCTCGGATCAAGAATAGCACTAATCCTTTCTTCTTTAGAACCTGAATGTCTTGTAGGGTTATGCTCATCAATAGATAAAGCAAGACCATAAGGCCGTATATAAGAATCTTTTAATTCTTGTACTATTGCCTTTTGTGCTGCTGTTATCTCTGCCCTTAATTTTCTAAATCCCCAATACTGATGTAGTCTAAGGATGTGTTCAAAGTATTCTGATATCTTTTCAGTTTGAAATCTCTCGATAGCCAAAACATAATAGTTACCATCTGCATTAACACCGATAACTACTATTGCTGTGTAGTCTGAGCGTTTCTTTAGTGAATATGCAAAATCCACCGCAGCAAACACATTTAACCTCTTATCTTTATGATACCACATTCCACCCCTACTTGTCAAGTATTTTTTATCGTAGTACTGGAATAAATCATAATTAATCCTTGACCCATCTAAAGAATTAGGATTGTTATAGTACTGTGCCTGGAATTGTACTTTATCTAAATACTTGGCACGTTTCTTAGCCAGTATCTTTGCATCAAACCCAAACCATTTACCATCGTTACGTTGTTGTCTAGGCCACAGAAATTCCCCTGTCCCATCCCCCCTATTTTCTGTTTGCCTTTCAAACTTTTCATAAACAGCTTCGTATTCTATAATATTCCCTTCTTTATCGTATACTTCTTCCTGCATTTCGATTAAGCTATTATATAAATCTTTAGGGTGGTAACGTGTACCGACAATCCATTCTTGTGCTTCCCCACCTTCAATGGAAGACAATAACGAATATTGGCTGATAACTTTGTTGCGTCCTTCAGCAGTGTAAGCATTTTCCATAACAACAACATCATCGAGTACGGCTATATCACAATGGAGTCCAGTGATACTTGTTGTTAACCCTGCTGTAAAAACTGAAGGGTCACGTACACCTTCAATGGCCCGGAGTGGGTGGTCCAGTTCTATTTCTGTGTTTGTCCACTTAGCCCTTTTACCTTCTTCGGGTAAGACCATATCAGGCCAGTACCTTCTGTAAATCTTAGAGGTAAGGATATCTTTTATAAACTTTAATTGTTTTTCTGCTAGATTAGATGTACTCGAAATATAAAGTACACGATGGTCAGGATGGTTAGTTAAATGCCATGCAACCCGGTATGCGATCATCCTGGACTTCTGGTGATCTCTAGGGAGTAAGACAAGCTGGTGGGACTTTGCTTCCTGTCGTACCCACCATCTGCAAAGCTCCGTATGTATAGAACCTAATACTGTCTGAGGTGACACTAGTTTTATAAAGGTAACTAGGTCACTCTCAGCAGCCAGTTTAATTTCAGAAGAAGACACAGTTAAGCGTACTTACTCATTGGTTTCTTTTTAGCTTTCTTTTTAGCATTAGCCATTACTTTCTTCTTACCTTTTTTACCATAAGCGTTCTTATCGATCTTTCCATTTTTACCTGGCATTATTTTTCTCCTGTGTTAACAAGTTGTAGACCTATTCTCTCTGCATCAGAATCAAACTCTTCGGCTAGTTTAGCTTGTATCTTTTTCTCCTTTTCTATTTCAATCTTTGATGGCCGCCCCCTGGTGTGTTGTCTTTTCCACTCCCCGGTTGCTAAAAACTTTGCTGCATTAAAAGAAGACTTGCCTGATACAGCTTCCTTAACGATAGAAGACATAGCTTTAGAACGCAGCTTAACTTCTAGTTCTTCGTTCCACCCTTCCAGATACGGTTGAAGAGCTTTATTATTTTTAATCTTTTGCCATTGATCCCAGCTATTAAACGCTTGAATAGCGAAAGTATATTCTGTAGGATCATTCGAGTCCATGTAAATATCTTTAAGGCATGGTAGGTTAGATGTTGGTACGTTTTTAAGAGTATATATTGGATTGAAGTCATCATCTGGTTTCCTCATATAACTAAATTCATGAAACAATGATTGAGTCCTGTATCTGCCCATTTTATCTTTGTAAGGTCCTGTTGTCATAATTACTCCATATCTATTGTAGTGTTGCCCCACCCTTTATTTTTTAAAGGAGGTGTATCTTTCTGCCAACTTCTTCTCCATAACCAGGAATCAAGGTATCCGATCTGTCTGGTTAACCAAAGAATAAAAGGTGTTCTCCAGAAAGAACCATACTTCCTCATGCTTCTACCCCTTTAGTTTGTTTTGGAACAGGGTTAATTGGGCTTTCTAAAACTTTGTTATCTGCAAAGATACTCCACATATTTGAAGAAGCTAACTTCCATATACTAACTGAAGAGTTAGCATAATCCTTATAACTTTCTATTTTTTTTTCTAATTGAACTAATAGTGGAGGTCTATGTAAACCGCAGTTACCTTTTAAAGCTTCTTGCTGTAAAACATCTCTAGAAAGTTGTATGGAGACTTTATCAGCCGCTGCAACTTTCTGTACAGATTTTAAATTATTACAGGACATTATAATTATTCCTGTATACATATACTGTGTTACATTATGATGTAACTGTTTAGATTGAATAGATGTAGAAGTTAAAGAAGTAATAAGAATAATAAGAATACTAAGTAATCTCATAATGATTATACCTTTCTATTAAAACATTCTATAGTTATTATAACATATTTTATAGATTAAGTCAATCTATATAACCCCCGACCTATGGAATTTCTATGAGATAAATTTTTGTTACCTGAAAAAGAAGCAGCGGAGGGCCAGCACCCCCTGATAGGCCCTGTCTATTACTCAATAGATTTCGACTATCATGCCCTACCATAGACAAAATCTATCTAGACATAGTACAAACCTATTAAATCCTGTCATAGACAAACTCTATCACTTCATAGATCTAAACTATCATCGTCTTTCTGTTCATCTTATGCAAGAACCATGCCAACCACTACCCTAAGTTATTGATATGCAAGAACTATGCCAACTATACACCTATGCAATTATCATGCCAAGTTTTACCCATGCAATAATCATGCCATAACCTTTCATTAATCATAATTATCAATCATAGTTATAATCTATTAAACCCCTGGTTTTGATAGGTTCTGTTTATCAAAAAAACCAGTGTATTTTTTTTTATTAAAACTGTAAGAAATTTTTTTTATAACCGTCTAATACAATAACAAAACAAAAATAGGAATTTTTACAAAATGAAAAAACAACAGATAGAAAACATACGAAAAAAGATTTTTATTAATTTTATTAGAGCAGAATTAAAAAGAAATAATGAAGGATTTGGAAAAGAATTAGAGCGAATTACAACAGATAAACAACTATTAAAACTATTTAAGTTACTTAATTAGTATAAATTATATAGTTATAATCTATTAAACCCTTGGTTTTCATAGATATAAAGTTTTAAAATAATGCTTTTTTTACTTGATTTATAAATTTACTTAGTTTATAGTTATTATATTGAATGGTTAAAGCGTGTTCTATAACGCTTACCTAAACTAAAGAAAGGTTTTTATCATGGCTAGATTAGGCCGTAGAGAGAGGCAACAATTGCGTCAATTGAAGAAAAATGGTGCAGTAGTTCTAAATGGTGTTGTTTTAGAAAAAAGAGAAAATACTTTTGACCAGAAAAAAAGTCTTATTAGATGTTCTGGTGACATTAACCCTTTTAAAATTAAAGCAAGTTCTAAAAAATGGGAGTGGAAAGCCTATCTTTCACCTAGAAAAAAGGTAGCTTAATAGACTGTTTAACAGTCTATTGAGATAGGTTTTTTCTATCATTTAGAAGTAAATAACATAGTGCTGGTGTGTTTTAAACCAAGCAATGAGAGACAGAGCAGAGCAGATTAGCAACCTGTAACGTGCCTGGGACGCAACCAGTGTGCCTGGAGTGCAGCCAGTGCGTTTTCTTTGCTCTCGCTAATGAATGATGAAGCGTTTAGTTTGTAGGAATTACCCTGCTGTATTTTACGATGGGTAAGGTGTGACAAATATTGAACGTGAATTCTAGCATTATGTTTATATATACCCATATTACAGTTTAACCAAGCGTGTTCACACTCCTAAACAAGAGGAGTATGTAACGTGAAGATAAAAAATGTAAGTGAATTCCAAAAAGTATTAGAAACAGGTGTAAAACAAATTGCATCTGGCAAGAAAAATATTTGGATAGCGTCTTGTTTTGCTATCCAACATTACAACGATCATGGGGATCATGGTCCTTTAAACCAAGTGTTAGAAGCTCTGCGTAGCAAAGCTAGAATAGGTCTTGCTATATTTGTTGCGTGGGTGGTGTTATTTACAGATCAAAAGTATTGCCATGAGGTTAAAAAGTTAGTGCGTGACATTAATACAACTAAGTCTAGTCGTGCTAATGTAGAGGAAGCGATCAAGAATTGTTTCTGGGACAAGGTAGAAAAACAAACTGAGATTAAAGAGTTTGACGCAGATGATTTTTATAAAGCAATTATGAAAGTCGTTAATTACTACAGTAATGTAGATAAAACAAAGGGTGATGAACACGCAAACACTGAAGTTGTTAAGTTAAAAAGTGTTGTTGAAAGTAAAGCACCACATCTAAAGAAAGTAGCATAATTAATTTGAATGAGTGTGGGCACGTTTGTTTAAACTGTAAACTAAATGGAAGGAGTGTGTGTGTTATGTTAGAAATATTGTTAACAACAGCTATAATTGTATGGTTGTTAGTTGTAATCGTTGTCACTATGCCATGGCATTGGTGGTAATTTTTTGACTTGCCAAAGATAAGGAATAGCCTTAAATCTGGATGGGGTAATTTCCATTTTCAGAGTGCATGTAAGTCGGGTGATGCTTTGCATGGAAGCAAATAATATAGGGAAATATATTTGAATAGAACCAGTAAAGGTTTGATCACCTTTACTATCTGTAATAGTATATTTCGTAGACTTATCTTTGGCCTTTTTTACAATGAGAGGAGTGTGTATAATATGTTTAAATTAAGTACAATCCTGGGTGCAATAGGTCTTGCATTAGGTGGGTTTATAATGTATACAATGTTTTTTACATTAGTATATTATGTTAATGAATATTTAATTCAATTAGTGGGGTAATAAAATGGGTGAGTATATTGAAGTTGACTGCGATTATTGCGATGGCACTGGTATTATGGAGTGTGTTGATCGTGATGGTTACTATGAAATATACTGTGACTATTGTTATGATAGTCTTGGGAAAGTAGATAAATCAATGTGTGAAGGAAGTGCAAATGAAACAGATGGATATAATTATTATGAAGAACAAAGTTAAAGAATTGGAGAGAAACATTAGGGAGCTTGAAGAGCAACGAGTGTATCTTTCTAAAAGAATAAAGGACTATGGTGATATGATAGAACTTTATAAAGAACTAGTTGAGGCACAAGAACAGTACATCAACTACATAAAAATTCATCATGAAATACCATGATGAAATAATACTTGACACAACATGTAGTACCATAGGGGGTAATTATGTTTAAAGAATTAGCAAAGATAACTAACACTGATCCGTTATTCTGGGAAACAGAATGTGAAAAGATTGATAACATCTTTTTTCCTAGTAATAAACTGTTGATTAGTGATAAAATAGCAACAGTTAATTTTAAATTTAGTAGTAGTAGTAGTAAAGGAAAATAACTATGGTAGCACCAATAAAAGTAAAACGATTAGGTAATTTTCAGTATAGCGTAACAGAAGTAATAGCAACTAATCTTTATTATGAATGGTTTCAATCGTATGATGTATTAGTTGCTAAGAAATCATACTTCAATGGTGTCTTAATGAACACCTATTTAGATCCTACTTACTGGGATTATAGTAAGACAACAGGAAAGTATAGAAATATTTTTCTGAATGAAAAGAAAAAAGAAACTGAAGCTAACCTTAAACAAGGTAGGTACAAGTTCATAAATTTAAATTAATAATAGTTGACAAGGTTGAGTTGGCTATGATACTATATAGTTATAGGAGTTATAAATATGAGATGTTATATTTGTAATAATAAATTACTACCAAGAGAAATAGTAATTAATAAACAAGGTAAATCAGAACCTTGTTTCAATTGTTTAAACAGTATTGATGATTCTGATCTATTCAATACTGAGTATGAAATCGAAATAAATAGAAATGAAGAGGATGAAACATGAGAGTACACTCTGGTTTCGATGGGTGTGGTACAGGATATCAAGCTCTTAAAAATCTTGGTATCCCAGTGAGTAGGTACTATGCTAATGAGGTAGATAAACCTGCAATCTCAATAGCATTAAAGAACCACCCTGATATAGTACAGTGTGGTGATATAACCGATCAGTACCCACCCAATAACATAGATCTTATGATAGCAGGGAGTCCTTGCCAGGGTTTTTCATTTGCTGGTAAACAACTAGCGTTTGATGACCCAAGGTCTAAGTTATTCTTTGAATGGTATAAACTATTTGAAAAGATAAAACCTAAATGGTTTCTCTTTGAGAATGTTCGTATGAAACAGGCAAGCCAAGATGTTATCAGTAGATATCTTGGGGTGCAACCTATTGAAATCAATAGTTCTTTAGTCTCTGCCCAGAATAGGAAGAGATTGTATTGGACTAACATACCAGTGGCACAACCTAAAGACAGAGGTGTTGTCTTACAGGATATCCTTGAGAATGGTTTCTCTGATAGAGATAAGTCTCACTGCATAGATGCTAACTATTTCAAAGGTGGCAATCTAAAGTCATACTTTGAAAAACATAGGAGACAGTTAGTATTTAGTAATGAAGGGCTATGTCATGTAGGTGATGCTGATCTCAAGGGTCATGACTCAATCAAGAGAGTGTATCATCCTGAAGGTAAAGCTCCTACCTTAACAACCATGCAGGGTGGGCATCGTGAACCTAAAGTATTAGTAAAAGGTGGAAGGGTAGTTAATCGTAGGTTAAATAAAGATGGGGTAAGGAAAGACTACGATAAATCTATTCCATTACAATCAAGACTTGAATTACGTGACGATGATAAAACAAATTGTCTTACTACTATCACTAAAGATAGTGTTGTAGTAAATGAAACATTACGTTGGCGTAAGCTCACACCAATCGAATGTGAAAGACTACAAACCTTACCCGATAATTATACTGAAGGTGTAAGCAATACCCAAAGGTATAAGATGTTAGGTAATGGTATGACTTGTGCAGTGATAGAACATATACTGAAAGGATTATTATAATGGAGTACAATAAAAAAGATCACCATTTACAATTTGAATTAGATATAATATGGACAGCATTACACGCATATGGAGAAACTTGTCTTGGTAATCAGTTAGGACAAGATGCTGACAGTATGGAATATGCTACTGAATGGGCAGAAGTATGTGAAGCTATGAGTACAATTACTGATTCATTATGTGATGGAGAGGGGTGTGGTTATCAAGATGTTAATCAAGATAATTGGTATTTTAATAATGAAAAGGATAAGGATTTTAGACGATGAAGAAAACTATAATGCAAGAACTTGAAGATGCTCAACGAGATGAGTTGAAATCAAAACTAATTGTGGTAGGTTTTGGTAGTGAAAAGAAAAACCAAGACTTCAAAGATAAACTTGTCAGCCAGTATATAGAAGCTGAAGGATATAATAAAAACTTTAGGAGAAAGACATGAACTTTATGAAACTTGTTGAAGATAAACCAGTTCCTTATTGTCCTAAGTATGTGTTTACTGATGTACCTAATGATGATACAGGTAAAGCATTTATATTCTTTGTTAAAAAATACCTTAACACAAAGAGATATAAGATGCGTATAAGAGGACAGCATCTTAAAGAGGGTCTTAATTGGAGAGAACATAGGTATGGGCAGTCAATTAAAAATAGTAAATCATTACGAGTATATATTGAGGAGAAGTAAATGAACTATAAAAAGTTAGATAAACGTCAAGCTAAAGTTTACCCTAAGATGTCAACAAAAGAGACACGTATAACTGAGACAGAACTACGTAAACGTAAGGCTGTCTTTTATAATTGGAAGGAGCAGGAAGTTAATGAAGAGTGAATCGAATACTTCTAAAATGGTAGGGAGATATTCATGTGATGTCTGTGGGTCTTCAGATGCTAACACTCTGTTTGATGATGGTCATATGTTTTGTTTCTCTTGTAATAAATTAACACAACCACCAACTGATAAGGTAAAACCTATTATGCAAGCACAAATAAATAAAAGCTTTGAACCTTTACCTGATTTAAAGGAGACAAAGGTAGGTTCATTACATGATCGTAACATAAAGAAAGAGACATTAAAATTTTATGATGTTCGTCTGGATGTACGTGATAAGGTAGTAATAAAACATTACTATCCTTATACTACAAAAGATGGGAATATTATAGCGTATAAGGTACGAACAGAACCTAAAGACTTCTTTGTTAAAGGACCAATAACCAAGGCTACTTTCTTTGGGGCATCAAAGTTTTCTAGTGGCGGTAAGTATCTCACAATATGTGAAGGTGAGGTAGATACAATGGCAGTATACCAAATGATGGGGAGTAAATACCCTACTGTTGGAGTCAGGTCTGCTACCTCTGCATACAGGGACGCTAAGAAAAACTACGAATGGCTCGATAGTTTTGATAACATTATTATTTGTTTTGATAATGATGATGCAGGTAAAAATGCAGCCAAGGAAGTTGCATCTTTATTCCCTAAGAAATGTAAAGTTATTAAGTTAAATAAAAAAGATGCAGGTAAATACTTAGAGGAAAAAGATTCAGCAGAGTTTAACAGGTTATGGTGGGCGGCTGAACAATATAAACCTGATGACATTTTATCTGGACAGGATATATGGGAAGTGATTAAGAGTAAACCTAAAGAAGCTATCTTCTCTTACCCTTGGGAAGCTCTTCAGAATATTACCTATGGTATGCGTGAAGGTGAGTTCATAATTATTACAGCAGGTACAGGGATAGGTAAGACCAATGTACTTAGGGAGATCTCACATCATGTATTAAAGTCAACAGATGTTAACCTTGGTGTGATCTACCTTGAGGAAGGGACATTGGATACTGCACATGGACTTATGACATGTGATGCTAGTATCCCTTTTCACTTACCAGATGCTTCGTATACTGATGAGGAGTATGAACAAGCATACAAAAATACGTGGGGTACAGGCAGAGTCTTCACATTAGGGGAAAGGTTTAGGGATAATTCAGTAGACTATCTCGTAGATAAAATAAAATTCCTGGTACGAGGATGTGATTGTAAATTTTTAATACTCGATCACATTAGCTTTATGGTATCGGATAACCCTGGTGATGAGAGGAAAATGTTAGATGAAATCGGACATAAACTTAAAGCGATTGCAGTTGAACTCGGAATTGTTTTGTGTGCTGTGGCCCACTCAAGAAGACAGGCAACGAAACCTCTTGAAGAAGGGGGCATCACGAGTCTGTCAGATTTACGAGGAACTGCGGGACTTGGGCAACTCGCCAATTTTGTATTTGGGTTGGAGAGAAATGGACAAGCCCAAGACGAGCAAGAGAGGAACACAACACTCATTCGTGTGTTAAAGAATAGGTTCTCTGGTTTGACAGGACCAACCTCTTCACTTTATTTTAACAAACTAACAGGAAGATTAACTGAACTTAACAAAGAAGAAAAGGAATAGGTATGACACAACGTACAGTAGTTTGCGATATTGAAGCAGATGGACTGTTACCTGATGTTACTTCTATCTGGTGTATAGTTTGTAAAGACTATGACAGTGGAGAGATACATAGCTGGACTCCTGATACTCTTGATGACTTCGCTAAGTTTGCAGAAGATGTAAGGTTGTGGATAGGACATAACTTTATAGCTTATGACTTACAGGTTATTAAAAAAATTTTAGGGGTTAAGATTAGACCATCAAGAGTACGTGATACTCTGCTAATATCTAGGCTACAGAAGTATAGCCGTCCTATGGGTCACTCGTTAGCAGCTTGGGGTAAGTATTTAAATTACCCTAAGTTAGACCATAAAGATTTTACTGAGTACAGTAATGAGATGTTAGACTATTGTATCAATGATGTTGAGTTAACATATAAGGTAGCACGATCTTTAAAGTTAGAGGGCAAAGAGCTAGGAAGCGAAAACGCTAACATGATAGAACACTTTACCCAATTCTATTTAGAAAACCAAAAGCAATATGGTTTCGCAGTAGATATAGTAAAGATTCATCTGCTCTTTGCCGAAATATCAAATAAGATGGATGACTTACAAGACTGTATCTTATCAGAGATGGAATCAAAACCTAAGTTAATAAAAGTAATCACACCAAGGTATACTAAAGATGGTAAGTTATCTAAGGTAGGTTTAAAGTTCCTCGATGATAATTATACACAAGTATGTGGCCCATTCTCCAGGATTGAATGGGAAGAATTTAATTTGAATTCACCTAAACAAAAAGTAGAAAGACTTAATCCTTGGTGGAACCCTACGATTAGAACCAAAGGGTATCGTACTTTATTAGAAAGAAAGTTTAATAAAAAGATTACTGAGGAAGAGTTCCAAGAAGAACAAAAATATAAGTGGCAATTATGTGATGAGAATTTAGATACGCTTGCACCTAATGCCCCTAAATCTTTACGTTCTCTTGTAGAGTATGCGATGTGTGTATCTAGATATAAAACTATAGAAGGATGGTTAAATGCTTTGGGAAATGACAATAGAATACATGGTGATGTGTTTAGCATTGGGGCTATCACTCATCGTATGTCTCATAATAGCCCCAACATGGCAAACATACCGGGTATTCACTCCCCATATGGTAGCGAGTGTCGTTCTTGTTTTATTAGTGGCAACCCTGATACTCATGTTTTACTGGGTGTTGATGCAGCTGGGATTCAACTAAGAGTTTTAGCACACTACATGAATGACCCTGATTACACTCATGAGGTAGTACATGGCGATATACATAATAAAAATTTAGAAGCAATGGGTATAGACAAAGGAGAATGGAATGAGAAAGAACAACAATGGACTAACAGGAATATTGCAAAGACATTCATCTACGCTTGGCTTCTTGGAGCAGGAGATGAAAAGATTGGAAGGATTATTGGAGGAGATTCTACAAGAGGTAGAAAAGTTAAGGAAGATTTCCTCAACAATACACCAGCCCTCGCTCGACTCAAAGATAGAGCAAGAAAATCTGCTGGAGTTGGAAGAATGGTTGGACTTGATGGAAGAAAAATTGAAATCAAATCAGAACACTTCGCATTAAGTGCATACTTACAGGGTGGTGAAGCAGTCATCATGAAATATGCTATGTGTTTATGGCATCAAAGAATAAGAAAGTTAAACCTAGATGCAAAGCAAGTAGCTATTGTGCATGACGAATTTCAAGTAGAAGTTTTAAAATCTCAAGCAGATACAGTAGGTAAAATTATTGTGCAGTCTATAGTTGATGCAGGTAAATATTTTAAACTTAACTGTCCTTTAGATGGAGAGTACAAGATAGGAAGGAACTGGTATGATACACATTAAATAAACATTTGACATTATAAATTTACAATGATATAATATTTATAGATAAACAAAAAGGAGTAACACTATGTCAATACAAGGAACAATAATTCTTAAAGACGTACAACTTTACTGGCCTTTTCTAACTAAAAAGAATGAGTTAGCTGGTAAGTATACAGTAGATATTTCTGCTTTAACTAAAGAACATATTAAAGCTATCTCTAACTTAGGTCTTAATGAAAGAGTCAGAACCAAGGATGATGATCGTGGTATGTTTATGACTTGTAAGTCTAACTTCCCACCTAAAGTTATGGATAAATCTAAAGGGCCAGTTGATGGTTCTATAGTAGGTAATGGAACTACAGCAGATGTTAAAGTCCAAGCATACGATGGTAAGTATCCTGGATTGTTTGCTGGCATTGCTGCTATCAAAGTTAAAGAACTTGTTGAATACAAAAACAATGGTGATGACTTTGATGATGATAGTTCCAGTGATGATGAGCTATTCGATGATGACATGGAGTAATTAAATTTAAACTGGGCCAAGGGTGCGAGTACCAGCAGCGTAATGTCCTTGGAGACTAGCAAGAGGTGGTAAAGCTAGGTGAAAGGTTTCAAATGTTAGAGAATATAGAGTTAACTTTTAGATATGTACATGCTGTAAGCCCTGAACAAAGCCAGTGTGCAAAAGTAATTATAAATAGTTGTGTATCTGGGTCAGATATAGATAAAATAATTGAGTTATTCCAAGAAAGTGTTTTTAAATTTGATGAAACTTCTTGTGATATAAAATCAAAAGGATAAAATAAATGAAGATTGATTCACTTATAGAAGATATACATACTCTTGTAACTGAAGGGGTAGAAGAAACTACCCCTCAATTTTTAGAAGAGTTAGGGGAAAGTATTAAGAATTCAATTAAACATCAGATGGAAAATAGAAAAGGTAATACTAATCTGCGTATGTCTAATATAGGTAAACCAGATAGACAGCTTTGGTATCAATGTAATGGGACTAAAGGAGAACCATTACTACCTGATACCAGAATAAAGTTTATGTTCGGTGATTTAGTAGAAGCTTTGATGCTTTACTTAGTAAAAGAAGCAGGACATGAGGTAACACATGAACAACATGAAGTACAGATTGAAGGTATTAAAGGCCACATTGATTGCAAGATCGATGGCAAAGTGGTTGATGTTAAGAGTGCATCTGCATTTGCTTTTCAAAAGTTTAAGAATGGTACACTACCAGAAGATGATCCATTCGGTTATATGGCTCAAATCTCTGGTTATATTCATGCTACTGAAGGCTCCAATGAGGGTGGTTTCCTTGCTCTTAACAAACAAAGTGGTGCAATCACGTATATGCCAGTTGAAGACATGGATATGGTCAACATAAAGAAACGAGTAAAAGAAATAAAGAAAGTTGTTAAACAGAAAGAGATACCTGATAGGTGTTATGAACCTGTTGCTGATGGTAAGAGTGGAAACATGAAGTTAGGTGTTAACTGTTCTTATTGTGATTATAAGTGGGAGTGTTGGCCTGGGTTAAGGTTATTTTTATATAGAGATAAGCCACGATACCTAACCCATGTTGAACGTGAACCTCAAGAAAGTGTACCAGAGGTAAAACGACATGAGATATAGAGGTATACAGAAACGTGGTAAGTATAGAAGCACATTAGAATTTAATGTTGCTTCATATTTAAAAACTTTAAAAGTTAAATTTAAGTATGAACCTAAAGATGGTAAGATAAAATATATAAAACCAATAACATACCATACATACCTACCTGATTTTATTCTAAGTAATGGTATAATTATTGAGACTAAAGGTTTGTTTGAATCAAAAGATAGGAAGAAACATTTATTAATTAAAGAACAATTTCCTATGTATGATATACGTTTTATTTTTTCTAACTCTAAATCTAAACTTTATAAAGGTGCGAAAGGAACTTACGGAGATTGGTGTAATAAATATGGTTTTAAATATGCAGATAAACTAGTACCGAAGGAATGGTTAAATGAAAACACATCTAATAATACCAGATCAACACGCTCATCCTGATTATAATAACACTAGGTTTGAATGGATAGGGAAATTAATCTTAGATGTTAAACCTGATATTGTTATTAACTTAGGAGATATGGCAGACATGCCTAGCTTATGTACCTATGATAAAGGTACAAAAGGCTTTGAAGGTAGACGCTATAAGAAAGATATAAATTGTGTGTTAGATGCACAAGAAAGAATATTTGCCCCAATTAAAAGAGCTAAAAGAAAGAAGCCTAAATTTTATATGTGTCTAGGAAACCATGAAGAAAGGATTAACAGGGCTATTTCTTCTGAACCTATCCTGGATGGAACAATAAGTGTCGATGATCTTGGGTATAAAAGTTTTGGCTGGAAAGTTAGCCCTTACTTAGAGCCAGTTATTATAGATAGGATAGCGTACTCACATTTCTTTACGAGTGGTGTAATGGGTAGGCCAATAGGTGGAGAGAGTCCAGCTAAATCATTATTAAATAAACAACATATGTCTGTGACACAAGGGCATAGCCATACCTTAGACTTATCTACTGCTATTAATGCGGCAGGGGAGAGGATGATGGGATTAGTAGCAGGGTGTTATTTAGATTTTAAATCTGATTGGAATAATCCTCAAAGTGAAAACCTTTGGTGGTCTGGTATAATTATTAAACGTAATGTAGATAATGGATGTTATGACCCACAATTTATTTCCTTTGATGCTATCTCTAAGGAGTATACTTAATGTCTATTAACACAGAAAATTTTAAACTACAAATAGAACGCTCGTATACTCCAGCAGAATTAGTAGAGTTATTAGATATACCAATGGAAAAGATATTAGAATATTTTATGGAAGAGGTTTACGATCACATAGATATTTTTAAAGATCTTATTATAGAGGTAGATAATGAAGAAGAAACTAAAACATAGAAACCACATCACTAAAGATTTACATACTGATAAGTATCATCAAAGAATAGTTAAATCTAAGAAAGGATATGATAGAGATGGGAGATCGAGAAGACGAACTAAACTCCGAAGCGAGGTTCTTTTTCAATCCTGATTTACTTGTTAACAGGATTAATTGTATGATGAGGTTAGCTTTAATTATTAATAAGTTACCAGCACAAGGAGAACATACAATACTTTTAAAAGCAGCAATGTCTGAACTATTAGATTCAATACAAATGGAAGAGATGGCCCATAGATTTAAACTTAGAAATAAAGGGGATGCAGATGATGACACCAGACATTAAGTATGGTCCACAAGTACCAGCTTGTGACGAGTTACATGCTAATAAGTATAGGCTACCTAATGAAAGCTTTGAAGAATCTGCCCACAGAAATGCTGCTGCTATGGCTGATAACGAAGAGCATCGTGCAGAGATAAAAGATATCTTTTTAAACCAAAGGTTTATGCCAGCAGGTAGAGTTCAGTCAGCGATGGGGAGTCCAAGGGATGTTACAGCCTATAATTGTTTTGTTTCAGGGACAATTAAAGACAGTATGGTTTCTATTATGGAGAAGGCTACACAAGCTGCTGAGACAATGCGAAGAGGTGGTGGGATTGGTTATGATTTCTCTAGGATACGGCCTAATGGTGATAGGATTGTTAGTCTCGATAGTTCTGCTAGTGGTCCTGTATCTTTTATGCACATCTTTGATGCTGTGTGTAGGACAATTGTATCGGCAGGGCATAGAAGAGGGGCAATGATGGGAGTCTTACGTGTAGACCACCCTGATATTGAGGAGTTTATACGAGCTAAACAAAACCAGGACCAGCTTACAAACTTTAATATATCAGTAGGGATCACTGATGAATTTATGCAAAGTGTTATAAAAGGTACACCATTTTGCTTACGTTTTAACGATAAAGTATACAAAGAAATAAATGCTAGTGCTCTTTGGGATGAGATTATGAGAGCTAACTGGGAGTGGGCTGAACCTGGTGTACTATTTATAGATAGGATTAACCAAGACAATCCTCTTTGGTATTGTGAAACCATTGAAGCTACTAACCCATGTGGAGAACAACCTTTACCGCCTTATGGTGCTTGTTTATTAGGTAGTTTTAACTTAATTAAATACGTAAATAAAAATAGATTTAACTTTGATAAGTTTAAAAAAGATATACCACATGTTGTACGAGCTATGGATAATGTGATTGATAGGACAAATTATCCATTAGTTAAACAAACATTAGAGGCTGAAAGTAAAAGAAGAATGGGGTTAGGGATTACAGGGTTAGCTAACTGTTTAACTTTGGTTGGCTTAACATATGGGTCTGAACAAGCTGTAAAGTTTACACGTAAGATAGGGAAAACACTAGCATATACAGCAATAGAAGCAAGCTCTAACTTAGCTGTTGAGAAAGGTTCGTTTCCTTTATATGACCAAGATAAATATCTTGATAGTGGTTTTGCTAAAAAGATACCCAATGATTTAATTGAGTTAATAAAACATCAGGGGATACGTAATAGCCACTTGACAAGTATTGCTCCAACTGGTACAATAAGTTTTACGGCTGATAATATAAGCAGTGGTATCGAGCCTGTATTTACACATGAGGTAGATAGGACATTAATAACAGAAGATGGTCCTGTTATAGTTAAACTACAGGATTATGTGTATGCTAACTATGGTATTAAATCTGAGACAACTGAAGACTTAACTATAGATGACCATATAAAAATGCAGATAGCTATCCAACCTTACATAGACAGTGCAGTATCTAAAACAATTAACGTAGGAGATAATGTAACCTTTGAAGAATTTAAAGATGTGTATGTACGAGGATGGAAAGGTAAACTGAAAGGAGTTACTACCTTTAGACTTGCAGGTAAACGATATGGTATTTTAAATAAAAGTAAACCAGCAATTAAAGAAGAACATGATGGGACTGCATGTTTTATTGATCCAGAAACAGGGCAGAAGGAGTGCGGTTAGTGTTAAAGTATTGGGAGATACCTTTAGTACAAGTAGGAATAGGGTTAGTCGTCTTCTACTTTGGTTTAAAGATGTTTGCTGGGGGTATGAAAGCTATGGGCAATGTAGAACATCTGGAATGGTTTGTCTCTAGTCCCTACTGGATGTTCTTAGGTGGTATAGTTTGTACTTTATTATGGCAGTCTAGTTCCCTTAGTACGACTGCTATAATAGCAATGGTAGCAAGTGGGTTCCTACCCCTGCCTAGTGCTATTGCTGCCGTTCTAGGGGCTAATATAGGGACTACAGGCACTATCTGGCTAGCAGGGTTACTAGTATCTGATGGGATGCCTAAAGGGGATACACTAAGGATAGCAATGGCACATACCGGAGCTAACCTTTTAATGGCTATTGCTTTATTGCCGTGGGTAAATCATATTGCTAGGTTTATTGGGAGGTTTTAATTATGTTTGGGGAATGTCTAGCTATAGCTATTTATTTTGAAGCGAGGGGTGAGCCTATCGTTGGACAATTAGCTGTAGCTTCTGTTATACTAAACAGGGTTAACAGTCCAAAGTTTCCTAATACAATTTGCGGTGTAGTTAAACAAGGACCCCGGTATAAAACAGGTAAAAGATTACCTATAAGAAACATGTGCCAATTTAGTTTTTATTGTGATGGGAAATCAGATAACCCTGTTGAAAAAGAACCTTGGGATACGGCACGATGGGTTGCAAATTACATGATTAATAATAATATTAATATTACAGAAGGAGCTACACATTATCATTCAGATGATGTAAAACCTAAATGGATAACATTTTTTAAAAAGGTAGTAAAAATAGGGAAACATATATTTTATAGGAGAAAGGTATGACTACAGTTTTAATTGTTTATGGTGCAGTTAACTTATTTATTATTGGAGTACATTTATTAAAACTAATATAAGAAAGGAAAGTCAATGAAGTTAAAAGATATACAAGAGTACAGGGCTAAAGAAAAAGATGATCCTGTTAATAACCCAGTTCATTATAATAAACATGGGGTAGAATGTATCGATGCTATACAAGCTAGTATGACCGACACAGAATATGAAGGGTACTTAAAAGGTAACACAATAAAATATCTTTGGAGATATAAATACAAAGGGAATCCTAAACAGGATTTAGAAAAAGCCCAATGGTATCTTAATAAACTAATTGAATTAATTAAACCTTAACTATATGGAGAGAACAATGTCAGTATTATTAAATGCTTTACGTGAAGTTTACAAATCTAATATAGCAGTAGCCAAAGCTAAGATCCAAATCTATTTAGATAACCCTGTTGGTGTTGGGGATCATTCTACATTAACAGAAACAATTAATGAACAGGTAGGGATCATTGCAGATTCAGAAGATCGACTAAGAGCTTTAGAAAAATACTATCTAGATAAGCTATCTTTAAAGGAAATACGAGAAGATTTCCCTACAAAGTAGAACAAAAAGTGAAACCTCTCTGTGAGCCAGTTTAAAGCCTATAGAGAGGTGTTACTATTTTTTGATAGTAAACCCCCAGAGAGGTACGTTACCTTAACTCTCAGGGCTATTTAGAGGATCAATTTTAGAATTAGAGTATGATTTTTTTATACTTTCTCTTACATCTGCAATTTGTTCTTCAATGACCCCTTCTTCTTTACTACAATCACAAGTATTAGGATCACACATGCAACCTTCTCTTCCACACTTAGGACAAATATCAGCAATCATGATAAAAATAACTCCTTCTCTTTTTCTCTACGTAATACTAATCCTTTTAGGACTCTTCCTCCGCTTCGACACCATTTTCTAAACTCATCTGAAGCACCAATGTAGTCACCTCTATTCAGTTTCATTTTCATTGTTGATCTTTGGAACGCCCCGGTACCACAGTTATAGCAGAAGGAACAGATTGCATCAAACATATTCTGTGTTAATTCCGCTTTAACAAGTTGTCCAATTGCTTTCTCAACATGCGATATTTCTCGTCTGAGATACGACTCGCCTGTGATCTCATCAATGTCAGGGTTGTTAGCGGTGATAGGATTGCCTTGATGATCCCACGTACTACCCCATCCCTGTGTCCATCTTCCAGCAGGGCATTGGTAGACTGATGAGGACCATCCTTCGTAATACTTTATGATCTCCAATCCAGGTGTTGCAATATTCATTATCTCTTCCCAAACGTACGCTGTCCAAACCAAAAACAAACGACAGCAGACCAGACGCTTGAGATTTCAGATGACCATACAAGAGAGAACATACCATTATCAATGTGACCGAAAGCTAACAGGAATGTTAGTATCATAAACTCAAAGAATAACAGGTATGTTATCAATGGCCTAACTGAAGATGAAAGATTAACTACCCATCTACTAGACTTCATTGTAATCTTAGCATGTTCTTTGTGTAAGCTTTCTACTTCCCTGATAGAAGCATCAATCTCCATAAGCTGCATCTTCTGGTTGCCTAACTGTAACTGATGCTGGAGTTGTTTATCCATCATCTCAAGCTCATGCTTCTGATCTCGCTTCTCTTCAAAGTATCCTAATACTTTAGGGATAATAGATGTGCCAAAACCTAAGACACTTCCTAATAACGATAACATTTTTTACTCCTGTTTAAGTTGACAATTATAATTTGGTATGGTATTATATAGTATATACTTTAAAGGGGGTACTATGGTTAATTATATTTTTAATATTTGTGAAGAAGGTTTGTATAGTTTTTCAAATTTACTTGGAATATCATACGAAACTCTTAATGTTATTATTTTATTTCTTTTAATTATTCATACAATTGTTACTTATTATTATGTAATTTTTCTATATCGTCAGTTGTTAAATCACCAGAAAGAAGTAAAGCAACAAGTGGGCCTTCATCTTCCTTAATAGCAGCAGTAGGTAAATTAGAAAAAAAACTACGAATAGCAGATACAGCATCACTCATTGTAGTATTCTTACTATTAAAATTCCATCGTTCAGAAAGATATTTATTTCCTTTACCATCGGATTTAATATCAAATCTTCCAACAGTGTATGCTGCTCTAAGTATTGGATCGTTAAACATATCTTGAAGTACTTCAATATTACTACTTAATGGATAATATTTTTTTCTTTCTTCTGCTAATTGTTTTCGTATTTCAGGAAAATATTTTATTTTTCCTTTGTTTGGTCCAGAAGTATGTCGAACATAATCAAGTTTTTCAAAATCAAATTTAGTAGCATCACCAACTAAAGCTTTAACAGATAAACCATTTGCAAGAGGAGGGTAATCTTCATAAATAGTGTGAGTCATACCTCTTTCTTCTGCTTTTTTATAAATCATATTAACAATTTTTCTAGCTCCTAAATCTATATCTCCATCTCCAAAAGTAATATTACGAGACATAGGTAAATTAGAGTACGCTAGTAACCTAGTTGGAGCAGGAGCAACAGAAAATTTATCATTATCTGTTAAAGGTTTAGATACTTCTTTTGTTATTTTTTTTGGATCAGAAAAAGTATTTTTTGTAGACGGTAAAGCAGCTTGAGCTTCACCAGCTTGTGCTGATCTTATAGGATTAATTGTAGACAGTAAAGAACTTTCTTCAGGTTCAGTAGATTGTGGATCAGACTGCAAAGCAGCCCATGTATTTTTACCAACTATACCATCAACAACAAGACCTTGTGATTTTTGGTAAGCTTTAACCGCTGCTTCAGTCTTAGGACCAAAGATACCTCTGTCTTCTCCGACATCCATACCTAACGCATCTTGTAGCTTACCTATACTTTCTGTGTCTTTAGAACCTCTTTGTAAAACTGGGGATTGGTTTAAGGTATCAGCTCCTTCTGTACCTATTACTGTATCTGTTCCCTCTGTCCCTACTATTGTATCAGAAGAATTAAAAGAAGCGACATCAAGTTCAAAAGTAGAACTTGCTACATATTCTGTAATTTCTTCATCAGAAATTCCTTTAGGAACTTCAATAGCAAATGTCCCTAGTTCTGGATGAGTTACTTCAACTTCTTCTATACCTTGGGGAGTATTTAGTTCAGTCATTCTGTACCTTTCTTTTTACTTTAAATCCCATCTTCTGTAAGAATTTTGTTTGATCTTTTAATGTCCTAGGAGATTGATAAGGTTTAACTCTTTGAGTTATTGCTAATATTTCTTTAAGTTTATTTCGTAAATAATTTTTACGAAATTGTAATGCAGTCATAGTTTTACTTTCTTCTGTAAACCCATGAAACTTTACCATAGAATCAAAAAAAGAATCTATTGCTTTTATTCGATTTGGATCTACGTCACTAGAAGGTAAATTAATTTTAAGTTTCCCCTCATTATCTATAGTATACAAACCATTTTTTATATCTTGATCGAATTCTGTCCTTCGTATTGAAGATATACCTTCAAATAACTCCATCAATTGCTGATCGCCTGATCTTATAGATTCATTTAAAAATATACGAACAGCTTTTTTCTGCACAGAAGGCTCCATTTTTTTTATAAATTCCATAGCTCCAGGGCTGCTCATATTTTTTATAAATTCTTTTCTATTTTCTGGATCTGTGAATGTTTCACTAGTTATTATTTGTGCAGCAGTGTTTACAACTTTTGCTGCGTCATCGGAACTAATTTTTTTAGCTTTATCTACAGATATATTTTTACATAAGTTATTAGTTATTAAACCAGTACATTTTTTTACTTCTACAGGTGATTGATCATCCATACCATTTAAAAGATTTTCAAAAGATTTAATAGTTGCATCATCTGTAGCTGATAAATCTGTACCTTTTCCTGTAGCAGCCATTATATTTTTTAATTGAGAATTAAAACCCTCTATATTTTCAAGTAGTAACGATTTTACACTATCATGCATTGGGGTTTGCCCTAACATCATAATCATTCTTCCTAATTTAGATCCCATAAATCTTGCTTCAGCTACAAGTTTAGTGACATCTGTATAAGTTTTTATAACTGCATCATTTTGTAAATCTTTTTCAGATAACCCTAGTTTACCTTTGAGTGCGTTCCAAGTAGATAAAGCAGGACCAGTTACAAATGCTCGTTCTTTAACAGATAAAGGTTGAAAACTTTTACCACCTTTTAAAAGAGCATATGCTTCCAAGTTAATATTTGCAATAGCATTTCCTAATTTTTCTTTAGCTTGTGCTATTTCTTTGTTATTTCTTGAATTAGAAATTGTATATAATAAATTATGTAATTGTAAACTATATTTTCTTTCTAATATTTCTTGTGCCTTAGTAAATTCATGTATTTTATGTGCTCTAAAAACACCACTACTAGGCTCAGAACCAGATGATACACTATTACCTACTACTGCTATCCCCCCATCCATAACACGTAAAGCTTGGTAAGCTTTAACTGTTTTGTCTTTATCTAACTGACGAGTTACTGGATTTATAAATTGTATTCCAGCCTTTAAAGCGTCGTCTAAATCCTTTGCTTTTTTAGTAGTTGCAGCTTTTAATGCGGCATCTTCCCTTGCAACTCTTTCAGTTTCTACTTTCCTAAGTGGATGTGCTGTACCAAATTTTCCTTCTAAAACTGCATCAATTGCTTTTCTTGCTAATCTACCTTTATACTTTTGTCTTAACTGTTCTCTTGCAGCAGCATAACTTAAATTGCGTAATGCTTGATTACTAAGTTTATTAGTTACGTTTAATCTTTTAGCTACTTCACTATAGTCTGTTGTTTCTGTAAAACTTTGCATTAAACTAGTTATAGTTTTTTCAGCTTCGTCTTCAGCCGCATCTCTATTAGCTTCATTAGATAAAGTTAATGATTGGTTTAACGACTCAACTGTATGTGCTATCGTAGCTGCTACTGAAGTATCTACCTTTGTATTTTCTGCTTTTGGGATAGATTTAGAGAAAGATGTATCCACTTCCCCTACAGGTTTAACTCCAAATACTGTTGTATAATCTGCCATTGTTTTATCCTTTAATTATCTATCTTTCTAACATATCCAAATTTTTTAAAATACTTATATCGAATTGTAATAGGTTTCCCACCTGTTGCTTTATTTTCTATTTGAGTATTAATATCTTTTCTTTCCTCTTCATCTAAAGAACCTATCATAAATTTACGTAAATCTAAATATTTTTTCCATCCTTCAGGGGTATTTACTTTTAAAGATTCTGAAAAATTTTTAGCTAAAACATTAACAACAGTTTTTTTGTATGCACTTTCTCCTAATACAGCTTGTTCCATAGCCCTTAAATCCGATTCATTACTTGGGTCAAGACCAAGCCAACCTAAAATTGCTTCAGTAGTTGTAGTATCTCTATCAACAACTCTTCCTTGTTTATCAAATGTTTGTTTATACCTTAAAGCTAAGTAAGCTTTTGCATGAGCATCAACCCCAGAAAAAGCATCCCTTAAATGGTATGCAAATACTTCTCCTGCTGCTAGAAATTGTTCTCTAGTTAAAAAATAATCACTAGCAGGATTAAAAATTCTTATTATATCTGTTAATCCTGATAATTTTCTAATTGCTGTAAATCCAGCAGCATCTATCTTATTTAATTCATCCCAATTTCCTTCAAAAGCATTCCATACAACTCCTGCCCAACCCCCTTCTGACAATCCTAGCCCTGCTCTATGGGAAAAATTAATATCATCACCAACCGCAAGAGATAATAAAGATTCTATCCCTCCCCCTTCTATTAGATCTAATAATTCTTCTGGAGGTTTTTCTTCATACCTTTCTTCATACAGTTCTGCAAATGTATCTCTAAACCTCATTCCATACTTTGGACCAAAAGCACCACCCACTCCATACATCCCTAATTGTGCTATAATCATACGAAATTTTTGTCCACCAGTAAAATTTTTACTTCCACCAAGAAAACCTGGAAGCATCATTTCTAATGCTCTTGATTGATATGACCAAAATTGAGTAGGTATAGACATAAACCCTCTTTGCCAAGATGATCTATCTACACGATTCATATTAGCTAAGTACAATTCTGATTGAGATCTAATAATATCTATAGCTTCTTCAGTAATTTTTTTACCAGGGTTAGCTTTTTTCCAATCTAACGTAGATGCAATAGTTGATGCAATTTTATTTAATCTTTCTGATTCTATGAAAGGAGTTTTACCAAAATCTAAAACTTTTTGTGCTACAGTAGAAGCACTAAATAGTTTTTCTTCTTGTTCGAGTAAACTTCCTGATAGTAAACGCCATGATCCTGATTTTTGAAGGACATCATATATCTCTTTTATTTCATCTGGTTTTACACCTACAATTCTACCTATAGTTTTAGTCATATTTCCTAATGTTTTAGGATTTTCAGACATTAACATAAATCTCATAGGCCACATTATAGCTGCCGCTTTAGGACCATTATCTAGATTAGCACTCATCATAAGTAAAGTTGCTTGTAATTGAATAGCAAATTGTTTAGGGTTATACAACCCTAAATTACCATGAAATGCTAAAGATCTCACCATTTTAACTGGGTCAGCATTTTTTAAATTATCTATTGTTTCATATCTAGCAGGAAACCCTATTTTTTTAGATACCGAATTAAAAACATCTGCTAAATTATGTATAAACTTTTCTTTTAAAACTTCTTCGGCTTTTGTTGGAGTATTTAAAATAGCTCGATAATGTTGTATCATAGCTTCAGCTTTTCTTTTAAGTTTTGCATCTTCTTTATTTAACTTTTCTCTAAATTTTAAATTAAAAAAATGTTGGTGTGGTGTTTTATTTTGGGCATCATCTAAAATTCCATTAAAAGTTTTATAAAATTTTTCTATATGTCGAGCTTTCCATTTATCTAATGTAACCAGATGCAAAGATCTGCTTAAAGAATTAACGGCTGTTTCAAAAGGATTAATAACTGGGGCAGGATTACCATCAAAACCAAATAATCTATCCCCTCTTTTTGATCTATGGTCACCAAACCTATTTCTATTTATCATTCTTTGTATAGAGTTAGCTTCTTTAATATCATTAAGGTGAGCTTTTACACCTTCTCCTACTTTTTTAGCAACTGAAGAAAGTTCTTGCCCATCGGTAACTACTTCAAAAGGCATATTTAAATTTTTAACACCAACATATTCCACATATCTTTCTACATCATAAAGACCTCCAGTAGCTTCTAGCATTTTTTCATTTAAATTAGTAGTGGCTACTACTTTACCATTAGGATCTATACTTTGTAATGCTATTATTCTACCATCTTCCATTCTAGTTGCCCATTCAATAGCTTCTTCTTCACGCCCTACCCCATGTGTTCTAGATTTTAAAAGAATATTAGCACCCCCTGCCGTAGTTCTTAATCTACCTTGTTTAACAAAATGTGTACCAGCATATTCTATTCTTCCACCTGCTACATAAGGGACTTGATTAAATGTTAATGGTTTAACTGTTATATCATCAGATCTTCCTATAATATATTGAAAAGGAGCTAACTTTTCTGTATCTACTGTTCCTTCAAAAGAAGCAAAAATATACCCTTCTTTTTTTAATTTTTCTAATTGTTTTGTAGAAGTAATATCTACATATTTATTTGTAGATACATTATAAATAGTTTTATTAATTGGATTTTCGATTTCATCTATAATTTTAGCATCAAAATTTTTATCTATCCCTTTATCAATAGCTGCTTTATTTTTAATTTCAAGTGTTTTATAACCACTTCTTTGTTTCCTTGAATACTCTGCACTATTAAGAATTATATGGTTAGTATCTTCCATTCTTCTAATAGCATGATATGCGAGTACTTGTTTATCTGTTAAATTAAATCTATATTTTAATTCAGAAGGACTAAACCATTTTTCAAAAGTTCTACCATACTCTAGTACTTCACCTAAAACAGCAGTTTCTTTTACGTTAAGAGCATTAATTACTTTAATAAGTTTTCTACCAAGATGAGTTACATTTTCTTGTATCCCTAATACTTTATGTCCTGCAAGTCTAGAAGAAGTATCAATATAATTAGTAGGAGAACCTAAAAGTATTCTTGCTCCATTAGAAGTTTGAATATCTTTATAAGGGACTATAAAACCTGATGGATTTTTATCAAATATATCAACAGCTTTTTTTAATTTTATGAAATGTGTATTATTTTCTTCTATAGTAGTTACTGTAGCACCATCTAATTTTAAAAGTTTGATATGTTTCTTTGCTGTTTTTACATCTTTAAATCCTTCTCCTACTTCATTACCATAATACATAATATAGTTAATTCCATCCATTCCTTCCTTAATATCATCATCAACATACCTTAAAATATCTACATGTTGCATCCCAGTTTCAGTCATTTCTTCTATTACTCTAACACGCATTAAATCTTTTAATTCTTCAACATCATCAAAAACTTTAACTTGGTCAATTGATGCTAAATCTTCTGCAATTTTTTCTATTCTTTGAAGTTTTGTTTCTAATCTTCCAGAGATACCTACAGTATCCCCGATACTTCCTAAAGGATTTAAAGATGTTGTACCAGTTAACTCAGCCGCTTCATGAGCTATATCTGTATCTTTAGCTTGTTCTCCTTTTCGTATAGCTTCTCCAGTAGCTACTACTTGATCTACAGCAGAAGATCTATTTCCAGCGTGTACACCAGCAATTGTAATTTTTCCTTCAATTAAATTATTAGCTATATTCCTAGCAGTTTCATTAGCTTTAAGTTCAGTAGAAGTTACTGTAGTTGTAGTTGTTTTAGGTTTACCATTAACTGTAGTTTCTTGTGTAACTTTAATTGTATGTCCTTCTTCCCCTAATTTTTTTAAATCTTTAATAGCTTTTCTTGCACTTAAAATTTTTCTTGATGCTAAAACTCCTTTAATAGCACCAGGAAGAATAGGTAAAAGCATATCTACACCATGTAAAGCATTTTCTGAAATTCTATCCCAGTACCCAAAATCCATAAGATAAGAAAAATAAGTTAGAGCCAATAAATTATTAGCTTGACCTTCTGAATCTGCTTTAATTTTTTCTAATGAAAAAGTATCAAAACTAAATTTATTTTGACCACTAAAAAAATCATCTAATTCTTTAAGAGCTTGGGCTTTGTCTTCTATAGACATAGCTTTAAATTTTAAAACTTGTGCTTCTATATCTTCCCCTGCCCAAAATGGATTATCTTTACCATCTCCTGTTTTAATTTTTTGAGAATAAGAATTCATAGTATAAAGGGGAACAGCCCCTAAAATTAATTCTGGTATTGTATTCCAACCTAAACGATCCATATACTTTTTCATATATTTAGTAACTAATGTTTTTTCAGTTAAAATATCAGTAGTAATGTCAGTCCAAGAAAGTTTTTCAATAGGTTGATTAATTTCATTTGTTAATTGGATTTCTCTATCAGCATCTTTAGCTCCACTTTCTATAACTTCATTAGCAAATTCTTCTTGTATTATAAATAAATCTTTTTTAGGATCGTATTCATAATTATAATCAGTAATATCTTTAATTAATTGTGTATCCCCTTCTTCACTTGCTTGACTTACTAACGCTTGAGATATTTCCAATTCTCTTTGTTTTTTTAAACTAAGTAATTCTTCTTCAATTCTAATCGTTTCATCTTGTAAAAGAGTATGATGAAAAAAATTATATGTGTCTTCTGTTTCTTCAGGAGATAAACCCTTTATTCTTTTTGCAGCAACAGCATAAATAGTTGCATCCCAATTAGCCCTGTTAAGTGACATTGGAGTACTATCATTAGATAAATCAATACTATCTATTTCAAGAGGAGTATTCTTTTCACTTTCTGTAGTATCACTTAGTTTTATAAAATCTTCCATTATAAACTCTTTTAAAATCCTTTAAGAAAATCTGAATATGTTTCTCTATTATCAAAAATAGAACCTCCTATTTTTCTTGCACTTCCAAAAATAGCTGCTCTAGTTCCTGCGTCCCTAGCTCTAGAAGCAAATAAAGCTGCTCTATTATAAAATATATTTTGTTGTCCAGTTAAAGAAACAGCTTGATTTAAATATTGTAGTCCAGAACTTTGTTGTGATATGATAGAACCAAATGCACCTCTAACAGATCCTTGTGCTCCTTGAACAGTAGCAGCAGCAATTGTGGCTGCTCTTTTAATTCTTGCTTCACGTATTAATTTAAATTTTTCTCTTCTTTCTTTTATAGCTTGTTTACGAAATTCAAGTTCTCTAACTTTATTTTCTTCTGCTGCTTGCCTATCTAATGCTTTTTGTTGATCTTTAGCAGCAAAATAACTCCCTGCAATTCCTATAATCCCAAGGCCAATTCCTATAATACCTAGTATACTACCCATAACTATACCCTTGCGTTATCTGAAAACTCTATAGCCCATCCATAGATGTCAAAGTCAAATCCTGATTGGGATGCAAACCTTAAATACAATGACCTGCCTTTCCCTCGTACTTTATTACGAGTTATAGTAACAGGAAAGCCACTATTAAAATCTAAAGATGTTGGAGTTTTATTATATGTCTTTAATATTCTATAGATATCTTGTGTCCTCGAATACTTAGAAGAATTACTATGGTCTGCAAAATCCCATTTAGCTTGAAGGTAACAGCTACTTTGGTTCTGTAAATTAAACCCACCTGCCCCATCACTTATATAACCTGTTTCTGTTCTTTTAGAATATACTAGGATATGTGGTGCTCTTCTAAAGTTTGTTACATTACCTTCAAGTAAATAACCAGTTTCAAAATAACTATCAAAACTAACACCTGTACCATCTTTTGTTTTCCAATCCATAAAGTCATCGTTGTTAACTTGTGCAAATGTCCACTCAGATAAGTTAGTTCCAGGTACAGCACATATAAAAGCGGTTGCTGTTGTCCCACCCCTAATGACATCTATATCTGCAACAACAACTTCTGAGTCACTCTGTCTTATAACAGTATCCCCTGAAGAAGCTTGTATAACTGTATCAGTCTGTGTTACAGTTGACACTGAAGGTAAAGTAAATATACCAAATATATAAGGGGAGTTACTTGTTAATTCTCCTATTGCCCAAGGGTAAAATGCCCCTGCTGTTGTATCAAATATTAATGCTCTATTAAATTTATAACGATAGTTTGTATCATTACCAGCAGAATTAAACATCCAAGTAACACGCCTAGTTATTGGATCATAAGAACCTTGGGCGTATACCTTAGATACGTTAGGTACAGTATTATCGTAGTAAGTCTGTAAAGTTTTTTCTGATAATGATTGTGCTTCAATACGATCAGTAACTTCATTACGGCCTATACTATAAATACCCCTATCACTCCACCAAATAGGAGTACCTTCTACATCAACAATAGTTTCTTTACCTATTAAACCAACAGAAGATATGTTAGAAACAGAATAATCTGTAGGTGAAAACCCTGAACCTGCACTACCAGATACTTCCCATACCCCATTATCTGCAAAAACTAAGAGGGATTCCCCTGTTACCTTTAATGATTTTATATTACCAGCTTCAGGAATAATAATAACCCCACCATCAGTTGCTACAAGGTCACTAATTTTTTCTGAAGTAGGGTCAGCTTCTTGGTAACATCGTCCTATCTTAGATTCATCTTCTATAATTTGGCTAAAGAAAATATGACCAGACATTGTTTCTTGTGGAGGACCACCAAAGAAAGCTCTACCAGCAAAGAAAGCAAC